CCTAGCTTGGTGCCCTCAAAGGACAGGATCTGCTTCCTGAAGTTATCTGACAGGTTGGCTAGGTTGGTGTACGTCGAGGCGGTGGTGACCACCACATCGTCCCCGTCACGGCCAACTAGGTCGATGATCAAGTCCTTGGGCTGCGGGGTCGTGGTGACGATGATGTGGGTCTTGGTGCCCAGCCGCACGCCGAACTGGATCTGATCCCATGCGTCCTGAATGTAATCCCAAGCGGCCAACTCATCGAGCCAAGCGCCGTGGAACTGCGGCCCCCTGAAGCGGGCTGGCTCGGATGCCGGTATGCCTTTGATCAGGCTGCCGTTGGTCAGGTAGATCTCGTGCAGCGCCTTGTTGTAGTCCTTGATCAATGCGCCGGGTATGACGGCCATCAGGCCAGAGTCACCCTCAAAGCAGGTCGAACGGACATCGGACGAGGTAGGTGCGGCCACAAGCCAGCGGGTGCCGGGATGCGTCCACGCCCACCAAGAGATCTGCTCGGCGGCTGTACGGGTCTTGCCTGCGCCACGGCCAGCCAGCAGCAGCCAGATGCTCCACCAATCCCCATGGGGCAGGATCTGGTGGTTGTGCGCCTTGTCTAGCCAAGTAAGCCGCCAAGCCGTCGCCAGCTTCACCTCTGGGCTGGCAAGCTCAAAGCTGCGCTTGACCTCTGGGTCTTGCAGCAACTTGATGATGTCACTCATGCTTGCCCCAGCACAGCAGCTTCCCACACGCGAAACTCCTCGCGGTATTGCTCTCGGTTGATGACGTACCGCCAGCGCCCTGTGTCGCAGTCCATTTCAACGTCTGCGGGAAATGGCGCATCGTCTTCTACTGGCGGTGTCCAGAACTCACCCCATTGCTTCTTAGGAAAGGGCGGCTTACTCATTTGCCTGACGCTTCAACTCGGCATTCTTGATCAGCGCCTCAAGCAAGCTGTCCGCCTGCACCGACGCCTCTACCTTGAGCGGATTCTTGGGATCGCCACCCAACTGAACCTTGGTGCCGTACTTGGCAGGGTTCCAGCAGGCCAACAACTTCAGGCGTGTCTCAATGCGTAGCTTGCGGTGCCCAAGCATATCAGCGACCGTTGTAGTGCTGTTCTTGTCACCCATAACCTGCGTCTCACCAAAGTGCAACGTGTCGCTGATTTCGATCAACTCCTCTGCAATGGCATCGCAACCGGCCTCACGCGCGTGCGCGACCCGTAGGGAAAGCTCTGGGTCACGCGCTATCCACTCATACATCTGCGTCCAGTGCGGCATCCTGTCATCCCTGCATATCTGCCTGAGCGGCTCTCCTGTGCCAAGCCTATTGCATATCTCTGCTGCCAGTTCTGGCGTGTACTTGCTGGGGCGTCCTGTCTTCTTGGGTGTGTCAGGCAGGGTGAGTGTTGTCCCTTGCGCTGTTGGTGGCTTCTTGGGCCGTTTCTTGGCGGTAGTTTCTGGCATGGTGAATCCTTATTCCTATGCCGCTTAGTGTAACTTGGTTGCGGGGGCAGGACTCGCACCAGCGTTCTTTCGGTTATGAGCCGAACGGATTACTTCTTTCCCACCCCGCGATAAAGGTTGTTGGCGCAGGGAGCTTCAGCAGAGATTTGATCTTGACAGAAAGCACGCCCCTGTCCGATTACTGTACGCCAACACGGCTGGGGACTGCATCTGTCGATAGGCTCCGTGCGCTCTCGGTTGACTACCAGCCTGTACCTTGTCCGAGGGTATCAATCCCCATGCGTGTTGTTTCCAACGCCCGTTGAACACACGTTCTTCAGGCGATGAACATTACTTCACTATCCTTTCAAACGGCAGGTCACCGTTGATGTTGGCTGCAAACAGCAGAAACTCTACTGCCTCATCCTGCGTGCTGGCAAATGCTATCGGGCACTTGTCATCATCGGCACCGCTCCAGTCATCAAAGCACGCTACCCAAAAGCCTGACTGGTACTCCAGCACGATTTTATGGCTGTCAGGCGTGTAGGTCAACGTCTCTGGGTAGTCGCTGATGCGCTTGATCTCTTCCTCTTCCCACTTCTGGGCACCAAGGTTGATCAGGCGGTTAGCGCTGGCTTGTACTTGCTGGTCGAATTCTGCTTGTGTCATGGTCTCTGTCCTTCAATTTTGATAGGGCCGTAGCCCCGATGATTTAAACGGTTGCCTTGCTTTGCATAAGTTTTGTACGGAGCTTTGTAACTTCGAAAACGCCAACTGCCGCCTCTGCCTCTGTGCAAATGCCCTGCCGCACCAGTGCGCGGTAAGCTGCTGGGATAACGCTTTTTGAAAAGTTTTGAGGGTTTTTGCAAATACCGTCAACCAACTCAGCGACTTTCCCAGCATGAAGACCAGAAAACATTGAATCGGGGGATACGGTACGCGACCAATTCGCTTTGTCCATGATGATCTCCTGCGGGTTTAGAACACTGTTACGACTGCGGGATGCTGCCGTTGATGTAATTGTATATTAAACAAAAGCGGCTCAACACAAATATTTACTAGGTGTTTTCCCTAATACTCAAACACCAGCGATTGTTGAGCTAGGCGTTTGTCTTGCAGCGGCTTGTAGCTTGCATTTAGCTCACAGCCAATGTACTGCCGTCCAAGATGCTGAGCCACTTGAGCTGTGGTGCCGCTACCCATAAACGGATCAAGCACTACGCCGCCCACTGGTGCGCCAGCAAGGATGCAAGGCTCAATCAAGTCTGACGGAAATACGGCAAAGTGTGCGCCAGCGTAAGGCTTGGTGGTCACCGTCCAAACGCTGCGTTTGTTACGGTCGGTGATTAAAGTGTCATGCTTTGTAAAGCCTGCAGCAGTAGCACCAAAATCACCTTTTGCTCCATTCTTAGCGTCAGAGCCAGACGCTTTAACAATGCGCCCCTCATTTATTGCAGGCTCTTTGATTGCATCAGCATCGTAGTAATACTTCTGCGACTTGCTCATCAGAAAAATGTACTCATGTGCCTTAGTGCATCGGTCTTGCACCGACTCAGGCATAGGGTTTGGCTTGTGCCAGATAATGTCCTGACGTAAATACCAGCCGTCGGCGCGAAGTGCAAAGGCCAATGCCCACGGGATGCCTATTAGGTCTTTTGGCTTGCAATTTGGTGCCTGAGTCTTTACCAGTTTTCCAAGCACTGTTCCAGCGTTTGTTCCCTGTTTACCTCCCTCTTGATGTGTTCCATCGGAATTTCGCCCTTTCCCGCTATTGGCGTAGCTGTCTCCAATGTTCAGCCATAACGTCCCGTCATCCTCCAGAACATCCCAGACGCAGCGGAACACCTCTACCATTGCCTTGATGTAGTCTTCTGGCGTTTCCTCAAGCCCTATCTGCCCATCGTGGCCGTAGTCCCGCAAGCCAAAGTATGGCGGGCTTGTCACGCAAGTCTGCGCCTTGATACCTTGCTCTTTCCAACGGCGCATGGTATCGCGGCAATCGCCAAATTCAATGACGTTCATTTGCAAACTCCTTTTTGCCAGCCTTTAGGTAGGACATCAGCCTGTTGAGGGCCTCCATCGTGTAGTTCGGCTCCTGACTCTTCTTAATCCAATCCTCAATCTCGGCAAGGGTGAAGTCCCGCCCATCGTCAAAGCCCTTCACATAGTCGCTCATATTTCCTCCATGTTCAAGTAAGTAGTGATGATGTAGCCAAAGCACATCCCGCCCCAAGTAAGCGCTGCCTTGTGCAGCAGCCCGTCTCCGTCCCAGCCAAAGATCAGGCAGGCAGCAGCCATGACGGCCACCACCATGTCGGCAATGATGGCACCTTTGTTCATGCTGTGTACTCCAATGCTTGCAGCTTGCTGATGCGGGCGTTGATCTCCATCACGGTCTTGTTAAAGTCGGACATTGCCCTTTCTTTCTTAGCCTCTAATGCGGCAATCATTTGGGCCGTTGGATCGTAATTGTCTGGCACTTCAACCTCAATTTCTTGCTCACAGACAAAGGTTCGGGTGTCATCGTCACTTGCTTTGAACGAAAAAATTTGGTAAGTGCCCTCGTTCTCCCACTCGAATTTCTGGAAGTGGATGTAGATGGTGGTCTTGATTTTCATGATGTTCTCCTTGGGGCCGTAGCCCCGGTTGTTGATTAACGGCTGGTGACCTTGACCGTGAACACGGCGGTGGTCTTGGTGTGGCTGGCAATCTGCTGGGCAGTGGCACCTAGCTCGGCCAGAAGGGCTTTGTAGTCAACCGATGAGCGGTTGGTCTCGCTGTAAGTAGCCTTGAAGATGGCACCCTCTACAACCTTGGCACCGCCTGCGCTGGCGCTGTCCTTGATGCCGTCCTTGATGGCGTCAGCACGGTCGGTCAGGTCTTTGATCTGGGCCAGCAGTGCGCCAAGGGTGTCTACGTCGTTGAGCTTGAGATCGTTGTTCATGTCGCTGTCTTTCACTGTTACCTGCGGATTGCAGTGATGTTAGTATAACGCCAAATTAAACGATACAAGCCTTTTCTCAATTTATTTTCTAGGTGTTTTCCCTAATAAGGTTTGGACATCGTTAAGCAAGTCATCCTCCGTAAACCCATAGTGCTGCGGGAATCCCTTGGTGCCCAGCCCGTGGACGCCCTCATCGCCTCGATGGTGGAACACGCACAGCGGCAGCACATCAGCGGAGCGTTTACCCATGCCTACGCCGCTTCTAGGGTGGTGTAGCTCGACTGGGCCGGGTTCGTGAGGCCCATACACCCGCAGGCAAACTACGCAGCCCAGCTCGGCCACTTGGCTCATGTGTTTGCGTTCAGCGGTCGTGGTCATGGCCTTGGGCAGTCTTCAGGCACCTTGACGGCTACATACACCGGAGTGGGTAAGCGCTTCTTTGGCACCACCCAGCGGTCGATGTACACATCGGGCATGGAGTTAAGAGACTTAGCTATGGATCTCTGGTCAAGGCCAGCTATGCGGCAAAGCTCGGTCTTGGTAAGCCCGTCTTCATGAGTCAGCAGGGTGTTGCGTATTAGCTGGTGCCTAGATTTTCTCAAGCGCCGTCTCCTGTGGTGGTGTGCAAGTGTGAATGTGGTCAGCAGCGCCTAATCGTTTGCCGCATCGTTCGCAGAAATTGCGCTCAAGTTTGTATTTTTTCTTGGCGTCAAAGTAACCAGACTGATATGCAATCAGCAGCGCATTGCCATCATCTTTGTAGACTTGGATGTCATCATCTTCATCCATTGTTCTTCTCCTTGAGTTTGGCTTCGATGGCTTTGAAATAAACATTGATGTTTGATACTAACAACTGTGCATCAACTACGGCTTGCATCTCCTCATCCGTCAGCCCTACCAACGGGCGCTGTGTCATGGCATTGACTGCCTTGTCCACGCTGGACTGCGCCTGCATTTGCCTGCCATCAATGACTCCACGCTCATAGTCTGAGGCAGACTCTCTCCACGGCTCCTGCGCTGACTTTTGTGGGTAGTTGTTGCTACTACAAGCCACGCACTCATAAAGCACTTCTGCTTTGCATTCAGGGCACACTGGCTCCTGCGCTGGCTGCGCCAATGCTGCTTGCCATCCTGCCCATGCCCAATAAGCAAAACTATCCCGTTCATACGGGTTGGTGCTGTCATCGTAGTCACTGTCCCACCACGCATTGAATGCTTCGCAGCCCCATTGCTCTAGCTTGTCCTGCGCCGCAGCGCGTTTGCTTTGATAGCCTGTCATGGTGTTCCCCTAAGCAAATACCCAATTACAAGGCCGATGCAGTAAGCACCAAGCAGTGTGTAAACCAAATTAAGAAATCTTTTCATGTTGTTCCCCTTGCGCGGATGGCGGCGGCGCATTCATAGCCATTTATCTGACTTGGGGCTGTTGTCTCGCACAGCTTGGCGCATTCTTCACGCTCATCCGCACGGGTTGCAAGAATCATTGCTTTCACGGGTGCGGCTATTTGGCAATAATCACAAATCTGATTTGGTGGGCAACCTTCAACGCACTCGGCTGGCTTGTCTTGCCCGTAAAAACTGTTGCGCTCATCAGCACGGGCTGCTGCTGCTACCAAGGCGGCAAACTTCTCAAGACCCTTGGTGTAATTCCAATCAGCGTCTTGAAACCCCGCTTGCTTTGCTAGTTCAATGATGTTCATTCTGTTTTTCCTCTTCTTCTGATTGCTGCTTGCAATGCGCAAAAATCGTCATGTGCTTTACGGGTTGTCTCCGCGTGTTTGTTGCTATGGCAATGAATAGACCACCACTTTCGTGCAAATTCTTCAACCTCCCTAGCACACTCCTCTATAA